ATTGTCCAAAACTACCTCTTACTGCTCCGTCAGTTGCATCATAGTTTACCCAAGTTTTAATTGCTTCTTGCTTAGTAAGAGTTACAGGAGATGTACCATTTTTTGCTGATATTGTGTCTACATTTAATTGACTTGTCATACAATACTCCAATAACCATTAACAGTCACTGTGGCAGACTGTGTTATAGGACCTGCACTTACACCATTCTCGTCACTGTCTATTGTAATGTCTGCTGATATAGTTTGACCATTTAATCTTATAATACTGTTATTGCCTTTAAACGGATAACGAGTATCTGACTCTGTTTTTGTGTAGGCATTGTTTACACTAAACACATCATATACAATCATCTCTACTACGTCATTTAAACTAGCACCTGTAACGAGTACAACTGTTGTGCCTGTTGTGGCTGTATAATCCGTACTAGGTTTTAACAACACACCATTCTGATACACATCCATGTATAGACTGTCGTTGTATGACAGAACTAAGGAGCTACTATCTGATCCACTGAAAGAGGTTTGCCCTGCTGTGGCTTGATAAATAAATCTGTTTCTTACTCCAAAGTTTGGTGCTTTTCCTATGTATGGCATTACTTACTCTCCAATGCTTTCACTTTAGCTTCTAGTGTTTCTATTCTTGTCATTGCTTCTTGTAAGGCTTTGACGGCTTTCATATAGAGGATAGACTGTTTAATGCCTTTAACTTTAGACTTAACTTCTTTAACATCTCCAACCTGTTTACCTTCTGGAATTTCATCTCCATCTTCATACAAAGTACCAAATTCTGGTGTGTATTTTATTTGTCCGTGGTCTGGCTCATATTCTTTTACAAGATTAGGACACACTTTTTCTAACTCTTGTGCAACAACACCTAATTCTTTTTTCTTGCCTTCGCCATAAACAGCAACATCATCTTTCTTTTCATAGTTTACAAACCTTATTGCTTTTATGTCATCCCATTGTGATTTTGCATCAGTAATATTTGTTTTTATTCTTTCATCAGAAATTTGTGTATAAGTTCCATCATGGTTATAAATATCTCCATCTGAATAAATACTAAATCTTACTGCTGTACCGTCTTGTCCTCTCAAAAAATATGTTGTATTATTATCATTTGAATTATTATTAAATCTAATTGCTAAACCAAAAGGATTAGTTGAAGCGTCATTATCAATTACCATAGATGTGCCACTAGCAGCATTTGCTTTCATCCATTTATGACCAGAATCATATATATTCATTGATTCGTAAGTAGCGACAACAAATCTCATTCTTCCACTTTCACCAGCACCACTTGCAAAAGATGTTATGGAAGAGTAGTCAGCATCTGAACTATCTCCAAAGTATAGAATTGTACCAGTAGCAGTATTTGGTGACGTAAATTGTATTCCAGTATAATTACTATTTATTCCTTTACCTATATTTAAATCACTTGTAGTAACGTCTGAACCTATACCAACAGAACCATTAGAATTAATTTTCATTCTGTCAGAACCACCAGTTTTAAAATCTATTCTATCGTCTGTGTCTGCTGTAATAGTAGTATCGGCATCAGCGTCAAGAATTACCTCTTGTCCGTCAGCATCAATGCCTGAACCTCTTACTTTAGTTAAAGCCATACTTTACTCCTTATGCGTAAGGACTGTCACCAAGTACAGATGTATCCCACGCTGCTTTTAATTTAACGATTGTATCTGCATCTGTAATAGCTTTTGCCGCAGGTGCATCTCTTAATGCTTTCTTCTTATTAACACTTGCAGTTTTAGCAGAAGAATCATCTGCTTCCATTGCTTTCATATACACAACATCTTCAGCTTCCAATAAAGGTTTTCTTACTTCTCTTATCTTTGCTTTAAATATTTCTTTAGCTTTAGTCATGTCTTCAGAAATAACTTTACCAGAAATTGCCCAAGCATTTCTAAAATGTCGGTCAGACGGCTTTGATGAAACAGTTGAAGCATCAATCTGGTTGCCATCCTTATCTACGATATAACTTGTCATATGTTTCTCCTTATGCTGCTAGTTCTATATCATCGGTTATTTGCCATGCATTTCGCCATTGACGATGCTCTGGCAGTTGATGTGTTCGGCAAATGATCATCTTTGGTTTATTGCCCTCATCCCATGTACGCCATACACGTTGTGGAATATCTTTCATAATTAGGTATTCTATCGCCTGTTCTTCCGTCATTGCTTCAACAGGTTTAGTATTATGCAACAAATATCCTCTCGTATGTTTTTCAAAACCAGGTTGTGCTTCGTCTTTTGCTAATTCCCAATATACTTCAACAGGTGGTAAAATGCCACCTTGTAATGCACAAGCCATCCAATTAGGATCAGGAACTAACACCTTTGCAGGATTGTCCATATCCTCTGGATCTTCGTATACTACTCGTATATCTGATTGCACTTTCTCTAAATTATCTTTTGCCCAATGCAATCGTTCCCATAAATGTGTTCCTTGAAACTCTGGTGTCTTCATGCTAAATCTCCTAAAACTAAACCATTTGTATTTGGAATGTCAGCAGTAGCACCTTCTGTTGCATTAGCTCCTCTTATATCAAAAACAGCCGTTGTTTGTGTGGCTGTATCTGTAGCTACATTGTAACTAGTTCCATGACTTCCACTAGTAACATTTACACAAAAAGTTGCATTTGCCATATTGTTAGTTCTTGTTAAAGTATAATCACCAGTACCATTATCTGCAACACTTGTGTTGTTAAATGAATCTGTAACAGAAGTTCCACTACTTCCAAGTAATACCCAATGTTTTGTACTTCCATGATTTATATAATCAGCGTCTATTGAAACTTCAGAACCATGTATTTGACCAGAAGTTGTCAGCGTATCAAATTTTAAATTACCAAAAGCCATTATGCTAAGTCTCCCAAAAACATACCTTCAATTGTTCTCATATCAGTAAAACCACCACTTGCATCTACTGTTGTAGAACCTTGAGCATGAGTTGTTGGTCTTTGTTGATACTGCGACTCAGCAGAATGACCATTATGCCAACTTATTCTACTTCCTGCTCCATAATTTCCATATGCTTCGTTGTCATCTCCATGATTTGACGCTGTACAATACAGATAATCATTAAAATTATTTGTCCAATTAGCTTGAAATTTACCTGTTGCAGTATCGGTCATAGACGCTGTATTAAAACTATCTCTTACTGCTGGACCTGTATGATGATTATAATTAACCCAAGCCTTCGCCAAACCCTGTTGCAGATTAGTCGTGGTAGAATTACCTTCACCTGTTACGGCAATTGAACCTGCTGTGGTTGTGCCTGTAAGAGTGTTAACTTTAGCTGTACTCATGCCAAGTCTCCTCTCCAAGAAATACTTGCACCTTTTACCTCTGCAAGAGATGAAGAATAGTTAACACTCAATCCTCTTATTCTTGAAACAGTAGTAGTTTGATTATAGTTTCCTAAAACGTAATCCCAATGTCCATCAGTTGTATCATGTCCACCACCTGTACAGTTAGTACAGTATCCTTCACTACTAAATGGATTTGTGTGTGTAAAACTAGTATCACCTGCAGCTTGTTCTGTTACAGACGAAATATTTAAAGAACCTCTTGTATTTTGTGCAGAATAATCATAATTAATCCAACCTTTAGTAATTGCTTTAATCATGTTGGTACTTTTATTAGAACCATCAACATAAGTAGAACTATTATTTATCTTAATATCTGTTCCTGCTGTTCCACCAGTTTTTCTAATAGTATCTGCTAATAATGTACTCATAGTGTCACCAATGTTCCACCTGACTCAATCGTTAAAGTCACTCCACTTGCAACTGTAAACGGACCAGTGACGTTAGCGTTCTCTGTAGCAAGTATTGTTATATCTGCTGTTAATGACTGAGCATTTGTTCTAAACAATCCACCACCTTTAAAATTACCTTTGTTCTCATCAGCAGGTGTTATTGTTGATGCTTGAGGTGCAAGATAATTTACAAATATGTTACCTGTCCCACTTGAAGGTGCAGCAGTAAATGTTAAAGTTGTACCATCAGGTATTGTATAAGCTGCCGTATCTTGTACCACGCCATCTACAGATACAAGAACGTCTTGTACAGAACTAACGGCTGTTGTTAATGTAAATGTTGTATCACTTCCGTCACCATTAAATCTCTGTACGGCTGTTGTACTTTGATATGCTGTTGCTACATCTTTACCTATATACGGCATTAGGTTATCTCCATAATACTCATTGTAGCACTAATTTTATCAGCTACAGAACAGTCTACTTTAATAATATC